CCGGTGTTGCCGATGGACATTCTTTTAGTGGTGTTATTCCACGTCAGCAGCGCGTCATCAATCAAGGCGGCTGCACCGCTGGCAAAAGGTATGCGCGTGGCTGTGAGGCCGGACAAAGTGCCTGTGATAGTCGTATTGGTTACGCCCGTAGCGCGTCCGTCTGCGTCGAATGTGGTAACCGGGACTTGCGTGGCGCTGCCGTACGTTCCCGCTGTAACCGTTGTGGCTGCCAGTTCCGAAGAGCCGACCGCATTTGCCGCGATTTCTGCACTACCAACCGCGTCCGTTGCGATTTCGGATGAACCCACCGCATCGGCGGCTATTTCAAGGGCGGTCACTCCGTTGGTATTGATTTGCAGCGGTGCGCCCGCCGTGCCGTTGCCCGCAAGGGTTAAGCCGGTGGTTTGTACCGCTTGGCTGCCCCAATTGTCGCCAAGGGTTGAAGCCGCCACCCAATCCGTGCCTGTGACGGTGGAAGAAAGGATTTCGACGCTGCTGCCGGGGTCGTTATTGCTGTCGTAATATGCGCCGGTTACGCGGGCATTGCCGGAAACGTTGAGGGCTTGGGTCAATGACGCAACGCCTACATTTATGCCGACCCTGTTGGTTGAAAAATCGCCACTTATTAAAGGGGTTGACGTATTGGAATTGTCTATGTACAATGTATTGCTTCCCGTCTCATTGTACCCCGCATCCTTGCCAATAAACACATTGCCCGACCCTGCTGCATTGAAACCAGAGGACGCGCCGATAGCGGTATTGTCCGAGATGGACGCGCCGCCGGAATTAAGCGAATTTGCGCCGATAGCGGTATTGTAATTGCCCGAACTTGGCGACCTCAGCGCGTCGTACCCAATGCCAGTATTTGCCGCCCCTGATACGTTCCCATACATTGCAGTGCTGCCAACTGCGACGTTTTGGTAGCCTGTTGTATTTGACCCTAACGCATATCTGCTAAAAGCCGTGTTCTCATAACCCGAAGTAATTAGTTCGCCAGCGCTATACCCAAACGCGCTGTTGTAGCTGCCCGTTGTCAATGCCCTTGCCGCTAACTGCCCTATCCCTGTATTTTGTATCCCTGTTTGTGTGTAGTTCCCCGCAAGAAGTCCTACAAATGTCCCTGAATTAAAAAAATGAGCCGCCCTTTGGTTGTTGACAATAATTGAGCCTACGGTGGATGTTGTTGTAGGGAGTTCTATATTGCCGTTTATATATGTGTCCCCTTCGACATGAAGTAATTTACTTGGGGAGGTTGTGCCTACCCCTATGTTTGTGCCGTTATCAAAAACCAGACTGTTGCCTAGCGCCGTGCTGCCCGTCCATTTGGGCAGGTAGTTTGTGGTGCCGCTACCCGTTAAATCGTCTGCCGCGTTTGTGTCTCCTGTGTTGGTAACCGTTGCAACCCCTAAAGTTGTTGAGACGGAAATCCCAGCACCGGCGGCAATGCTGACCACCGGCAGCGTTACACCCGCCCCGCCGCCGCTAATTCCGAGGGCTTGCCCGCTTAGCGACAAAGACTGTATTTCATTTGTCGGACTGGTATCATTTGCCTTAATCGTATCGGCGCTTATTACAATGCCCGGCCCTGCGATATAGGTAAGCCCGCCGCCGGTCGCCTTGATCGTGTCGCCCGCAAATGCGATACCCGCCCCCGGAATGAGGTTCGTCTGTGACAGGCTTACGCCCTCCGTGTATTTCACATACCCGCCGGGGGTTATTTGTAGAAATGTCTTTTCAGAAGATAGGGCAGGGCCTACTGCGTTGAGTAGGATGGAGTCGCCAACCAACCCCAAAACACCGTCCGCCATTATGGTAATCCCATTGCTGGCATGAATTAAAGACTCCGTGTCGCTGCGGCTAATTAACAGGCTGTCACCGTTGGCGTAAAAGCCTGCTATATCAGGCTCCGAGCCGTTTGATTCAATCCTGAAAGGAACTACCCCCCCGCTGTTGTCGCCCTGACTGCGGATGGTCAGCGTCTTGCCCGCTGCGATGGTTGCTATGTGGTTGCCCGTAGTCGTGTCAGACGTGCCGTAAATGCCGCCGGGAGACTGTGGGATGTAGACCTTTTTTTGTGGCCTGCCGTCTAGGTAGAGCGATATTCGGAGCGTGTCAGACGTGTAAAGCAGCGTATCAACGTGTTGGATCTCGTTAGTTGTGGATAGGTCGCCCGTATTGGTAACTACATAAGGGCTGGCAGCCGAACCGATCCCCGTAACGGATATACCCGTCCCGGCGGTTACAACCGTCTCCGCGCCGATGGGCGGGGTCAATGGGATGAACTCAACCCAACGACTGCCGACGGTCAGCGCGTAGTCGTAATAGTACATTTTACGGGCAAGCGTGTCCCAAACGTTAGAACACATATTTTTTTGATTCACGACCCGCAAAGACGTGATTGTGTTGGGGTTTGCACTGGTTTTGCACCATCCCGCGCCGCCCACCGTTTGCCCGTATCCAAGCAGGGCAACCAATACCAAAACCAATGTAAGTAAAGCCCTCATATCTTTTTTTTTATAAGCCGCCGCCGCCCGTTCCAAGCGACACACGGCGTAATTCTGTACCTGGCACTGCGCCCATTAAATTCGGCTCTGCCGCGATAAATTTTTGCCCTACTTGCACCCCCGCCGCCGCTGCCGCTTGATGACTTTCGTATTCATCAACCGGGTACTCCATCAGCGACAATTTGTAAATCAGCACAATCGCCGCTTCAATGGTTTCCCGCTGGCTTGCGTTGCGCTCAAGTTGCTCCCTTAGTTCGGGAATGGTGTACTCGGAAAAAGGTCGAATAAGTGCCATGTCAAAAAAATGGGGCTGGAAGGGGCAAGCCTCCCAGCCCCGGTGCGCGAGGGAGCGTCACTATGTTCTTTAAATCGTCAGCGGGTTAACTACACGATCCGGGTCAGTCATTGCAGACCATTTGATCGTAATAATTGCTTTATCAACCGCCTCCTTACCAAGTTCTTTTGGCATGGATACGTTAATGCTGTTCACCTCAATACCGTCGTCGGTTGTGCCGACCTTCCCGTACAGGAAAGCGCCTTTGCGACCGTAGTAGATGTTCGGCTTCAACGATCCGCACTGAAGCGTCCGAAGGAAGGCGTATGTGGCCGTGTCGGACAGTTCCGTGATTTCGTATGTCAGGGTGTAAACCCGGTCTGTCACGATCTCCTGATCACGGGCAACGGTCAAAATGGTATCCTCCGAAGCGGCCACCGAACCTTTGCCAATCAGGTACTTCATCAGGTCGCCGGTTGCGTCCGTGTTGTCAATCAGGGGTGCCCAGTTCGGGGCAGACGACATATCCGCCGGGCCTGCATCGGCACCTTTAAAGATCAATTGGTCAATTTCCGACCGTTTGGCCGTCAACTGGCAATAGGTTTCTGGCAGAATGGGCAGCGTTAGCCCGGTTGTGCAATCCGTAGGACACGTTATAGAGAATGTGTTCATTGTCGAGAAGTGTTTGTTATGCTAAAAGTGTCCGGGTACGCATACGCACCTCCCGGCATTCGAAACATTGCAAAGCCCCCTCAGGCAAATTTTCTGTTATGTATCGCACCCCTTGCAGGTACTCTTTCTGCGCGTGTGATCGTATCCCGTACACCGTTTCCCGCGCTAGAAGGGTGTAAGTATTTATGTTCTGTGACTTGATAAAAGTGTCAGCCAGGCACATCACGCCCGCGTGTTGCTCTGTCTTAGCGATAACCCATTGAATCCCGGTGGTTGAAAATGATTCAAGACCGAAATTGAGCAAGCCACACAGAGAAGAACCCATTGAGCAAGACAGGGAAACGTCTATCGAAATACCCATTCCGACGTTCCCATGTGTGCGAAGGCTCGAATCAGTGGCGGTTAAATCGGCGATGTCATCCACTGACAGACCGCGCACCTCCACAAAATCCTTGAAATTCTGATCCGCCCGGCCTTTGCAGCCGCACGTTATTTCGTTCGTTCTGGCATACCCGCCCGACGGGATTCCCCATACAAGGAAGTAGCGTTTTGGGTCGGTGTAGTTTTCGTCCCACAGATCGAAAATGTGCGTTTCGGTGAACGAGGCAGCCACCCATTTACGGGCCAATGCCGATACCGTGACCGTTTCCAGGGGGGTATCTAAATCATCTTCAGAGTAGAGCGAAACGGCCACATCCGCCGTGACGGTGGAATAGAATTTAAAGCCCTTTACCCGCAAAGACGACTGCAATTGCCGCCCCTTTATTTCAACCGCTGCAAACGTCTTTGTATTCGTTACTACGTTCGCTTCGTCCTGTCTGCCGATGTACCCGGAAAAGTCCTGATAAATCGGTTTGTACTTAGTTCCAATCTCAACCGCCAAGTCCCCGACGAAATTTTTAACCCCGTCGAGGCGGGCAGCGGTCAGGATGTCCCAAATGTCTGCACAGTTAGCAACAGCCCCGGAGAACTCAATCGGCATCCCATCCTTGCAGTTGGTCAGGTAGTACCCCGACAGACTATCCGTCGCGCCTTCGGGCATTGCCGATGTTGCACAGTCGTAGTCAGTCGGGGATAACCCAACAACCGGGAGGAGGCATTCTCTTAAGTTCTCCGGGGTCATTTAGTTGACTTTTTTCAGCGTTGCCGTGATCTTGTAGGACGTGCGTTGTGTTCCGGTGCCGGTCAAAATCAATCTATGCCGTCTACCGAAAAGGTTTGCCGCCGATACAGATGTGGTAGTTGCGCCTGTGCCGCTGGCCGTTGCCACGACATACCAGTCGGAGGCTCCACCCGTTGACACGTTGCTTTCTTGCAGTACCATCGTCGTGTTGGGCGTGCCGTCAATCGTTGTGCGGTTCAGCACGTAGATGTAGGCGAAATTCGAGTTGAACGTGTAGTACGTCGAAGAGCTTGGCCCTACCAAAATGGTATCGGCTTCAGCGTTCGTGATGGTGTCCACAGTTACCAGCGTTCGGCTGTAATAACTCTGCGCTGAAAGCCCAAGTGCCATGAAAAGGCACGCAAAAAGGGCGGTGAAAATCTTATTTTTCATTGCTGTAAAATGCGTTGAAGTGATTGTTTTTTGCTGTGAAAAGCGGGCGATTAGATACCCGCGTCGCCTCTCACGAATTTCAAAATGCCGGTTGCGTCGCTGTCTGATTTTGGGCCTACCAAAAGACCGCCTTCGTGGAACACCTGCCATTTGTGCATGAAATACGGGTAGCCGTTCGCGTCGCTACCTGTGCAGGTGCGTTGGTACAGTACCGTATATTCCACAGGGGCATTTACGCGGGCAGTCACTACGCCGCTGGCGTTGACTTCCGTCCGCGAATAGGTCAGGAACGGGTCAGCGATTTTAAACGCCATCAGGTTCTTGGACGAATCAATCATGGTTGCAACCGTACTGTATTTTGCCCGGTTGAAGTAGCCAATCATGTTTGGGTTTGCCAGGAACGTAGCGTTTTCAGCAACAATCCGATCCATGTCGTACAAGTCGGAAGAGTAGCGGGCGGCAAAGTCTGCGTACAGCGAGCCGGTGGAGCGGTTGTCGAGGTTTTGCCCCAGGTACGGTGCCAATTCCTTGCTCAGAAGCAGGTTCGTACCGTCGAGAATCAAATACTGCGGGATACGGTTGCTCGCTGCCGTGATTTGCAGTTTCATCAGCACCGATGCGTCATTCATTGCCGCCTGGCTGATAACCGTTTTCGCGCCGTCAATGGTAAAGCCATTTTCAGCGTTGCCGCTGATAGCCGTATCCTCGTTGGCGGTTGCGTTGGTGTTCAAAAACAGAATGGTCTGTTTGTTGATCTCCGCCCGCATTTTCAGCATTACATTGCTCAGTGCAACCGATGACAGTTCGACGAACGTTGCATCGTTTGCGCACAGGTCGTCGGACAGCTGGAATTTGTCAACGATGTACAGGTTTGGCGCATACGTCACAGACGTAGTGCCTACCGTTGCACCTGAAGGCAAATCGCAGTCATTGCTTTGCGGGGTCGTGCTGGAGTAAAGCGCCTGCGCCTGAATATCTTCCAGGTCGGGTCGCCAGATTTTCCATGATACGCACTTGCCGGTGTCATCCATGACGGGCATAAAACGCATCGTTTGGCGTTCAAAGACGCGCTGTGCCGTTACGACAGGGTTATCGTATTGACGGAGGGCTTGAGTCTGGTCGGCTGCCCACATCCGCTGGATACGATCCTGGATATTGAGCGATGCTGACGCTGTAAGGGATACAGCCATAGTATTTGTTTTGTGTTTGTTTGTTTAGCCCTGCCGTCTACTTAGCCCCTCAACCAAGAAATGCAGTAGCACTTTCAAGTAATGTCGCCCGCTTGCCGGGGTCTGGTTCTTTTTGTATCATCGGCCAAATATCATCTTTGGCGATTTTTGTCCAATCCGGGATAACTACCCCCGCGCTGGTTGTTCTTCCGTTCGATGCCCCCGGTGCTGATTTATTCGGGTCTACGGGGTGCTGTTCGAAGTAGTTAGGAGCCAGGCTCAGCACCAATTGATCGAATGTCATTTCGATGTAATTAGAGTTTTTAAGCGGCTCGCCATGCGCGTCAAGGGCTTTAATCCCGTTTTCCGAAAGTTTGAAAGTTGCCATTTCGCGTAGTTCGCGCAGAAAAGCGTCTTTCATTCTTTTGTTAATCTCCGGCTTGTCTGACAACTTTGGGCGGTACACATCATCAAGAAGTTCGAGCGCACGGGCATTCACTACCCCTGTCACTTTCTCTGTTTCGATCTGCTGCTTGAAAGCCTCAAAAATCTCTTCCCGCTTAGAAACTTCCGCCTTCATCGCGTCAAGCGCCTGCGCGTGAAAAGGATGATTGGCAATAAATGCCTTTGCCTCTTCCTCGCTCAATCCTTTCAGGTCGCTTGCCTTAATACCCTTGCTCGTTGCTGCCTCTAATTCCTTTCTCAGTTGTTCGGCTTCCTGCGCTTTGGCCGCTACAATCGCGTCAATGAGGCTTTCACCCTGTTGCTTGTATTGTTCGCCGTACTTGGCTCTAACCTGCCGCTCAAATTCGTTCATCCGCTCCCGCTTCCCCGTCCGCTGTCCCTCTGTGAGAAATCGGCTTTTGGTTTCATCGAAAACGGCTTTTAGTTTGGCGTTCAGCGCGTCGCCCGTTAGGGGTTTCGCTTCCTCTTCGCCGTCGGCCTGCTCTACGAACTGGCTCAAAAAATTGTCTGGTGATTCGCCCAGGGCCGCAGCCAGGGCATCAAGTGGGATGTTAATTTCCATCTCTGCGAGTGGTATTTATTTGCGCCGCTTCGCGGGCTTGGTGACTTCCTCATCGCCAAACGGGGTGTTGAAAATCCCTACTGGAATTTCATCCGCTTGGCTTTCCTGCTCATCCGCCGGGGGAGCGGGTGCGGGTAGCTCGGGCACGTTTACTGTCGGCGGTTCGGCGGGTGCTTCCACCTGCAAAACCTCGTATTGATACCCTTTTAAGGCAATGGACTTTTGCATCTTCGCCGCCTGCTCCGCAGTGACGATCTCGCTTTTGCCTGTGTGTGGATTAGTGGCTTTTACCATCGGTTCCGGCCTTTGGGCGACCCTTTTTCGGGGCTGCCTGTTGATTAGAAATTGCGGGGGATTCGGGAAGTGTTACCGTTGGCGGTACAACCGGCCCGGACTGCGATATAGCAACCTCAGGGGCGACTTCTTGCCATGCTTGCAGGTAGTAGGCTTTGTCCTTTACGGGAAACGTTCCGTACAACCAGCCGCCCGCTTTCAAGGCTTTGCGAGCCAAGAAAAAACCGGGCTTAACTTTTGGTATGCTTTTGCTCATCCTCACGAATTTCTGACAGCAAAAGTAGAGGGGTTAAAATAGCGTAATCCGTTGGGCGTTCGCGTTTTATGCGGAAAATAAGCCTAGCAAGCCCCCAATTCGTACGTCACCGCGTCGAGCGTAGTAGATTCTACTTTGCCCACCCGGAAGGCCATGTTAACCACTGCCAGCGCGTCGTTACGTTCGCCCGTATCGGTCGCCCGCATAGACTTAACCTCATACGGCATGGAAAGCGGGTTGAGATAAACCCGGACGGTGTTGTGGTGCGCCATTTTGTAGAGTAGTGGCACCATGCTATCACACGCCAAAATGTCGAATTGATAAACTTCCTCTGTCCGTTGGTAAACCGGCAATTGATAGCCGTAACCATCTTCAAGCACTTCCTCCGCGTATTCAACCTTCGGGCGGGCAAAGGCCGATTCTACCCACAATTTATTTTCGTACCCGGCTCCATAATATGCCCCGTCCACCCAATCGCGGGTATCAAACCATTTTATATAAAGTGCTTTATTCGCCCGTTCGGAACACGCGGTAAAGACCTCCGTGTAAAGGCTGCGGCTGTCGTTCAAAGGAATACGAAAATAATAACTCCCCCTGGCAAGGCTGGGCACAGTTCCCCCGTCGTATGTAATCAGGTAGTCCGATCCATTGTAGCACTCTGCGGTAAGCAGGCCGATTGAAAGGTCGGTTTCTACGCCCGTCAAGGCGTTCACGATTTTAAAGTCCGTTGGCGATGGGTCGCCCCCCTGACTTGCCGCGCCTACCTGGAATGGTATAACCGCGCCCTGGTCGCATAGGTACGGGTTGTATCTGCCAAGCCCCATGTCTTTGCGGAATTGTGCAAGGTGGGCAAGGTTATCGTAAACGGGTAGGCCGGTGCCGGGTAGCGCCTTGGAGCCTTGGTTGAGAATGGTATGTACCATTTTTAGATTGTCGTTTTTAGTGCCAGAACTTCGGTTTTCGTGTCGTAGGTCGCCGCCTGCACCTCCGACCATCCAAGCGGTAATTTTTGCAGCGCGTCGGGGTTGAAGTCCTCCTGCACATCACACGCGACCGGAATTTTTATTTCGGGCTGCTCCTTTATTTTCTTTGTGGTAAGGAATGTGACATCTTCGGAATTTTCGTGCCCTGTGATGGTTGCCGTTGACCTAAATCGGTCGTGCATCCAATATTTTCTTACCAACTCCCACCACGACAAAGCCCCGTTTAATTGGCTGTAATCCTGAAAGACATAATACTTGTCATCCTTGAAATAAGAGGACATCAAAAACAGCCCTTCGGGGTTAAGCAGGTCGTTGTAAATCGTCCCGGTCAGGTCGGTGGATATTTGCGGCACTGCGTTGTCACGCTGTTGGTCGGACGTGACACACTCCGGCGGGTAGGTGATTCGGGTTTCCCCGAACACCGAACTTTGCCGGGAGCCGGGGTTAGAAAACACCTCGAACGGCGGCACCTTGTCTTTGCCCGCCACCGTGTAGCGTTTATACGCCCTGGTAAAATCGGCGTAGTTGCCTACGGTAAAATCGTTTTGGTTAACAGCGGAAAAATAGGAGACGTGCTCAATCAGGAAGGTTAACCCGTCCTCTGTTTCCTTGATTACCCAGTACACTTGGAACAACCCAAACAGGGCATTTAAAAAGTCCTCTATTGTGATGTCCGCCCTGATTGCGTTGTTCGCCGCGTCCCACTTTACTACGTCCGTCCTTTGGTAGATAACCAAGTGCATCAGCCTTTCGGCAGCGCGGGTGTATGCGTCGTTTGTGGGCGCAAGGCCCAGGGGGTTAATGTCGAAAAAGTCAGAGGTAACGAGGTTGAACCCGCACCCGCTGAATTGTATCACATCTTCGAAAATGTCTTTCAGTAACCGCCCGTTATCAATGCCGCCTTGCGCCGCGAAGTCATAAAAAAACGCCTCATAATCATAAAACGGCAGGTTGTCGTTTAGAATCACGGACGAATAAATGACAACAGCCCTAACATAAATACCGCCGATCAGCGTCCAACTATCATCCGGCGGTGTGGCCGGCCCCCACTCTTCCCTTGCCCATATTGTACGGGACTGCGCCTCATCAGGAAAGTCGGTGTGCCGTACCACTGTCCAAAGGCCGGACGCGGCACCGCCTGAAATGCAGTCAATCGGGTTGCCGGGTGCGCCAATTGCGGCTTCGCACGTCTGAAAAACTATTGTACCGCTGGAGTTTAGGGTTTTTATCGGGGTGCCGTAATCCAATAAGTTCACACGCTTTTTGATGTTTTTCAAAAAACAGGTGTAAAGGTCTGTTGATTCGACTTCGTATTCCACTATCCCCCGCGCATGGTCGTACTTCCCGTCGTTCAGGTAGATTTTACCCTCGTGCCACAAAACGAAAATCTGATTGCCGCATTTGCGGTATATCTTAACATCGAACGTCTTGCACTCGTTCGCGGCAAACTGTGTCTCAAAATACTCAAAATCCGTCTTGGCAAACCGCAGCGCCGTTTTCAGTTTCTTCCTGAAATAACGTGCCCCGTCTTTCTTTTCCCACTCCATTTGAAGCCGGTCATTTATCGGGGTTACATCGGTGGTAGTGCCGTCGTCCACAACCTCAAACCTATATTTTGTCAGCAAGGCCATTTAAGATACAAGTTTTGAGGTTCGTGTGTTACCCGCCGCATCGGTGGACTTATGCACCGTGTTCCCGTCGGCATCGGTGTACCATTGCCCCAACTGTTGAAGCGGGTTGAAGCCGCGCCGCAATAGGGCGTTTGTTTGCTGTGTGACGGCTTCAATAATTTTCCCCGATTGATCGTCCCTGCGCTCCTGAATTAAGGTAGTTACCGCCGTATTTGCGCGGGCAGCGTGGGTAGCGGGCGCATCCATAAACGAGTAGTTAATTTGTGGAACTTGCACCCCTCGCAAAACGACATCCATCAGCGTCCTACCGTCGGGCGTAATTTGCCGCTCCATTTGCTGCGTGATTTTCTGAAAGGCAAATTCTTTTGCCCGCTGTTTCGTTTCGGCTTCCGAGCCGCCGTCTATGCCGGTCAAAACCCGTTCGATGTCTGGTATTTCAGAAATACCGTTTCTCCCTTTTTCGGGAGAATAGGGAGAAACGTCGCTCAGTACCTGGTTCAAATCCACGCCCTTAAATTCGCCTTTATTCAACCGTTCCATGAACGGTTGATGCTCCTCTGTCGCCCGGCGGTTTAGGATGAACTCACCCCCGCCTACTTCCAAATTGGTGCCTTCGATCCGGTTGCCCGTTGCCCCGTTTTCGTCGCTCCTGAAATACGGGATTCTGCCCCCTTGGAAAAACTTGTTACTCGCTGCCTCTGCCTTTGCCTTTTGGCGGGAAGAGGAAAGCAGGGCGAATAGTGACCCGATCTGGATTGCGGCCAACAGGATACCGACAAAGGGGATGGTAGATGTGTTCTTTATGATGTTGGTGACAGAGACAGCGGTGTTACTGATCTGCTGTGCCGTGTCTTGAAGCAGTTGCAGCCTCAGCGCCTTTTCCCGTAATTGGCGGGCTTTTGTTTCGGCATCTTCCCGCTGTTTCAAAAGCCCGTCGAGCCTTGCTTGTTCAATGCTCAAGTCGTTGGCGTAGCCCGCTTCGGCGGCTGCCTTTTCTTCGTCCACCGCTTCCTGTTGCTTTGTGATTCGCTCGTTTATGCTATCAATCACCTGCTGGTTTTTGGCAATTTCAGCATCAGACTTTGCAGTGAGCGCCCCAAACGCCTTGCCCGCTGTGTCAACCACCCCACCTACCAGCGCGTCAAATTCGCCCGGCTCTATTTTCAGGGCCTTGGCGATGGAACTTTTTAGGTTTAGGATCTTGTCTAAAATCCCTTTTTCGCCGATGTCGTCGGGGGTGTTGATTTTGAAATTGACGTTGCCTAACTGTGCCTGAAGCACCGCTATTTGCGCCTCAATCTCTTTGCGCTGCGCTTCGTCGCCCGCCGATACGGTTTGCAGTATCGCCTGTTGGTATGCTATCTCATTTTCAAGCCGTATCCTTTGGCTCACCAACTGAAACGCCTCCCTGGCTTTGGCAATTTCCTCTTCCGATGCACCGCCTTTTTCGAGTTGAAGCAGGTAGGCGGTCTGCGATTCTTCGAGTAGTTTTACCTGCGATTCAGCCAATGCCTTTTGCGTTCCGGCATCGTCGGCTATCCGCTTGGCGGCTGCGTCAAATTGTATTTTGTCTATGTTTTTTTGATGTTGCCGCTCTGCCTCTTCAACAAGACCTTTCAACTCCTGCGTTCCCGCGAAATTTTCAACCAGCAAGGCCAATTGGTCTTTGTAGCGCACCTCTTCGACTGCAACCGCTTTCGCCGTTTCGTCACCGATCAATGACAGGCGTAGTTTTGCCTGCTCTTCCAGAACTTTCGCCTGTTCATCAGCGGCTTTTTGGCCAATCTCTGCCAGGTTCTTTTTGTGCAGGATAGTGGCCTTTTCAATCAACCCGTTTAACTCTTCGCGGCCTTTGAAAAGCGTTTGCGTTTGCTTTTTTTGCTCTTCAAAGCGGGCGTTTTCTGCCAGTATTTGCCGCTGTGTTTCGTCGGTGATTAAAGCCAGTTGGAGCGCGGCCCGATCCTTTGCCAAATCCTCTTCGATCTTCTTTTGCTTTTCGCGGGCCGCCTTTGCTTTTTCGTCCGCTTCGGCCCGAACCTTTGCCTTTTCAACGGCGGCTTTCTTTTCGCCTGCTGTATCCTCGTTTCGCAAGTCTTTTGCCGCTTCGTATGCGTCCCGCTGATCCGTTGCGGTCTTGGCTATCCGTTTGCTATTTTCTTCTGCCAACCTTGCTTGCTTTTCCCCGTCGCTTTCAGTCAGCCCCAGGAAGTCAGATAGGGCAGCGGCACCATCCCGGATTAGTCCGGCTAACGCCCTCCAGGGAGCGGCCAAAAAGTCAACCGCCGCACCAAATGCCCGAATGACAGGGTTTGCACTTTGCGCCGCGTCACCGAAGCCAACTATCCCTTTGACCCCTTCAGCGATTAGCTGAACAACGAACCCGATAGCAGAGGCCACGCCGCCCAGGATGGAGCCGAATGTTTTGAAGGCGCTACCAGATTCAACCGACGAACCCGCCAAATCGCTAAACGTGCTGATAATGGCAGTGCCCGCCGAAACAACCGACTTGAAAGCGGGGATAAGCGCATTGATGACAGGCTCAACTAAATCCGTCGTTGCCCCGATCACAAAGGAAACCGCGTCAACCAGGCGGGCAAAGGCGGTGGAAAGTGCGTCAATCGCGGCCTGTAAAAAAGCAGTTACTTCCGTGCTGCTGCCAAGTTCGGAGAACAGCCCCGACACATCAGAAAACACACGCTCTGCTGTTTCTGCGAATTCCCGGAGCGCGGGTAGTATTTGGCTGCCAAACCCTGACCTAATCGCCTCAATGACGGGCGTAAACCTGTCCCCAAATTGCTCGAAAGACAGTGCCAGGTCAAACCCTACCTCTTTAAAATTGCTGGTGTCAATGGATGAAATAATGTCGTTGGTTGAAATAACCAACTCTTTGAGCGACGGCAAAAGAACCTGCCCGATACCCGCCTGTAATTGCTCAAAATTGCCTTGCAGGGTGGATTTTAAGCCCTCAAACGTCTGCGATTGCCGCGCCATCAGGCCAAAGAACTTCCCGCCCTCGCTGGTCAATGATGCAAAGGCTTTTTCAAGGTCTGTAAAACCAATTTTGCCCTCGCTTGCTAATTTGCGGATGCTGGCCTCGGTCGTCCCCTGCTGCTTTGCCAGTTCTTGCAAAACCGGGATACCGCGTTCAGCAAGTTGGTTGAGATCCTCCGTGTAAAGTTTGGTAGTGGTCTTTGCCTGTCCGAATATCCGGGCTAAATCGCCGAACTTTTCAGCGTTGCCCCCTGACAGGTCGCCAAGGGTTTGTAGTGTTGGCTTTAAATCTTCGGCCTCTACCCCGAAGGCGACAAGCGACTGCGCTACGCCGTTGATCTGCGTCTGTGTGAATGGGGTATCGGCTGCGAACTTATTAAGGTCTTTAAGGACGTTTTTCGCCGCCTCAGCACTGCCTAGAAATGTGGTGAAATTGGCTTCGGCTGATTCAGCGGCACCCGCCAGGGAGATAGTATTGGTAGCAAAGTCGCCGATCGAAGCCCCGACCCCCTGCACAATGCCTACGCCCAAATTAAACGCCCCGAACGCAAGCCCCGCCGCCGCGCCCATTTCCCGGAGTGATTTTGTGCCGCTGGTTGCTGCCTTTGCGCCCTTGTCTATTTCAGAAGCGAGTTTTCCGGCGTTGCCGCTCTGGAAACCCTTGTTCAACTGCGTTTGCAGTTCGTCTACCTTTTTGTCCAGCCGATCAGCGGCCCCAAACGCCTTTTCGAGTATTTCGATTAAGCGGTCGTCACTGAAATCAAGTCCTATTTTAAAATCTGCCACGTCTTTCTTGTTTTGAAAGACGCTCCCCCGGCGTTAAATTGCTATGTAAAGTTGCTTGCCAGTTAAGTTTATCAAAAAGGCACTGAGTTGTAATTGATGAATATTCATGGCGGCAATATCCTCACTAGAGAACCGGCCAACAGTGTCGGGTATATGTCCCAAAGATCTCACAAACCGGCTTGACACATATCCTACATTGTTCTTCTCGTTAGGCAAAGGAGATGAAGCAAATTGCCGTACCGCGCCAAGCGCGTATCGCCTCAACTCTCCTTCAAATACCCATAAAAGATGCCATTGGCCATCAACAACATATCCAAGCACCTCTCCTATACAAAATAGGTTTTCGTCAAACGGCCACATTTCCTGAATCTGATTAAAGACGGCCTTTGTCAACCTTTTGCCGTCAACAGACACTACTTTAATTGAAACAGATACCGTGTTAATTTCCAACGCCTTGTTCATGTTGCAAATGTAAGGAATACCGCTATTTTTGCGGCAAATCATTTGCCACTTTCGCCTAAATATAAGTCAATTATTCGTATGGAGACTCAACCCGTTATCGTAAAGACCTACAAAGGCACACAAAGCACCGCAAGCGCGGAATTTCAAAAGGACGCGCCCATCATGGCAGCGCAACATTACTACCCGACTTCGCAGAACTTTGCAGAGGGGGCGTATGGGTGCAAATCCTTCCTATTTGCCCTACTGCTTTTCGTCGTGTTAATCGGCATCGTGATTTTTATTTATATGCTTTTGGTCAAGCCCAAAGGCACTTTAACGGTTGTTTACGAATACAGGGAGCCAAAGAGAAAGGCGGACGTTGAAGGGTAGAGCGTACATTTTTGTACGGTCTGGAATTTTAAAGCCCCTTGCTCGGATGTCGGGCAAGGGGCTTTTAAATTATTGCTGCTCCCTAATTGTTATGTAATCGTCAGCCGGGTAGGTCATTTTTGTCCGGTCTGTAAAATGCAGGGTGCAGGCAAAAAAAGAGGCATCGCCCGTCTTAATATTCCTGAAATCGGATTGAGTAACGTATGTTTTATCGCCGCCTACCATCGGCACAATATCGCCCCGCTTTAATTCATGTACTCGAATTTTCTTTTCCATATTAAACACCTAAAAGCCATTTGATACGGTAATTAATACCCTCAATCATTGAGTCTTTTTGAGGCGGCTCAGGGTCGGCGCAAGCGATTTCTTTACGCATCTTTATAAGTGCATCCAATTGCCGAAGCGGTACTTTGTCCAGGACTATTGCAATGCTGTCGGCGGCTCTTTTAGGTACTTCTGGTTTGTTACCCATAATGCTTTCAAAATAATTTATGAAACAAAGTTGGCAGGTCTTGGTCATCCGGCGTTTCCCGCTCTGCCAGTCGGAAACTTCGGCATCGTCAAAACGGATACCGTGCCCAGCTGCCCAGCGGATGAAGTCACGGGCTGTTTTACCCGTGACCTCGAATTTTGCTTTTAGTTCGGTTGGTGTCATGCTGAAAGGGTGGATTGAGCACAAAGGATTGCGATTTGCATATCTGGTGAAGCATAGTGGGATTCTGCTGCTGCCCAGTTTTCAAACTCTTTACCCAGGGCTTTAAATGGGTTGCTGCTTTCTTTTCTGATTGAAACGTAGTTGATTTTGCCAGTAACCTGAAGGAAAGAAAAGGTGCTGCCGTTTGCTTTCAAAGAGACGCTTTTGTATTCGGAGCCGTTTGCTATTGTAGTAGAGATGTTCATCGTAAAAAATATTTTGTTTGTGATTGATGATACAAAGGTAAGAGGTGTTTAGTTATGTGTCAAGCCTTTTGCTAATTATTTTTAGCAATGTGTCAAACTTTAACATTTAAACCCCTTTGTTAAGCCTCCGAAATATAACAAAGGAAACAAAGCCCAGAAGTGCAAGGCGGCTTCCTGTCTGCTGGCAATGTTCTCCCGAAAAAGGGGGGAAACGGGAGAAATATAGGTGGAAGGCTAGGTGGATGAATAGGGGATATAGGTGGAAAGACGGGTGATGGACAGGTGATATAGGTGACGGGCGTCACCATCGGAACATTTTTGTACACTTGGTGGCATAAAAAAGCCCGCTGCCGTACCAGGGCAAGCGGGCGAACCTAAAATGATGTTCACAAAAATACTTCTTCGCCAAGTGTACAAAAATGTACCGATGGTTGTTTCTATTCCAGCGCCGCTAAAAGGTCTTTTAGTGGCACCCCATTTTCGTCGGCTTTAACCCCGATTTTCTGAAGCAGCAAAAGCATCCCTTTTTGCTCCATAAAATTACAATCAGGGCACGGCCTATCTTCTGCCAGCGAATCAGACAAAAGTGTCCCATCTTCAAAAGAGTAGTCAAAATACACATCCTCCCACCCCGAACAATTCATTTGTAGATACCCCTCAAAATTCTCCGCATATCCCCCGTCTCCGTCGGCCCTTGCGCAAAACGTCCCGTCGGGGCGCTTGTCAATCATTCGTGGCAGCAATAGAGGTCTGCCGTCTATTTGGATTGCTGCCATGCGCTCAAATCGGGTTGAATAATTTGCGCCTCCTCCCCCATCTCGACCCCGGCCCCGCCAACCTTGGCCTTCCAGTTTTCAAAATCGGCATTGTGTACCATTGCAAGCAACTGCACCGGGTCGCCCTCTAAATCGCTGGCTAATATGCTGCGTGTGCGTTCGGGCGAAAGGAGGTATTGCCCGAATGAGGTTAGTTGTGTTGTTGTGAAAAGTTCTTCCATGTTTTAGTAAATTTTTGCCTTGTAAAATGCTTTCACCGTCTGCTGCACAAACTCTGCCAGCAGATATAAAACCCGCTCTTCATCGTCCCCAATATCGTCCCCATAAACGGCATTTGTGTTGCCGTTAATAAGTCGGTCGTACCAAAAGGCACAGTGCCCCATTTCGTGGGCGATTACGCCGGAGCCAATCATCCCCCTATGGAATAGTACGGTGCCGATGTCGTCTTTTCGCTCTTCGTCGCCGTCTGGCAATGGCCTGACTATTTCGTAAGGCATAACCAGCGCCCCAAACGGAATGTCTATGCTAACGCGCCCTGCTTTTTTGCAATAAGCCTCGTACCACGCCCACATATCGGGCTTTTGGGCAAAGAGCAAGACTTTAAAATAGGGCTTTTGGCCTTTGGGCCTGATCTTGAATTTTAGGATTGGTTTAGCCATTTTGAATTATCCTTGAAAATCTCCATCATTCGGGCATGGCCGAAATAAACATCCTGATTGTTTTTGAATTTCCGCAACTCGCTGTCATTCATAAACTTAGACACAAATTCTGTTTGAAGAACAAAATCCGCTTTGTGATCCTCTAAAACCACTTGGTGCTCTACATCCTGCGGCCTACCGCCAACGGAAATACGCAACTCCGCGCTGCTTTGGTGGTACATCCCGCGCACCATATACCCCAATACCCGTTTCCCTTTGAATCTATAAAACAATTCAAAAGCAGAGCTGTAAACGCTATTCACAGCGACCAATGTAACCCTGTCTTTATTCTGATTAAGCGCGTCTAAAAGGTATCGTGTGATACGATTGTCCCCGCCCATACTGCAAAAGCCAATAGTAACATCTCCCTCATTGTCATTTAAAATCTGGAAAATAGATGTGGCAAAATCATCAAACATTTCGCCCTCAACATAAAAGTACTTCATGCCTGTTGTTCTTGTTTCTTAATCTCCGCCAGTTCATCCGTAATCCAAAGCAAAATATCCGAACAATTGTAACCGCCCGCGCTGATAAGCGTGGATTGCCCCGGTATCTTACCCTGCCATTTCAGAGCGTCCATTTTCTTAATTTCATCCCGGTGGAACACCTTGCCCTTCCTGGACAGGCAAAACCCCCGGCTGGTTGTCATCTTCGGCCCTGACCAAATGACATGATTCATGTTGTATTTGTTTGCTAGTTGAAGCGAAAGCGAACGGTCAAACTCTGCAAAGGCGGTATTGGCGTTGGTCTGAAAATGCCGCTCCACAATGCCAAGATTTTGCGCATCGCCTTTGATGATTGTTGCCATCTCTTTTTTAAACGTCTTTAAAGACTTGCCGCTTGCCGCCGCTGCTATCGCCAGCGCCTTTATTTTGCGCTCTGCGCTCCTGTCATTCGTCAAGGCATACAGCGTGCCGTTTTCAACGAACTTCGCCCCATCGTAACCTAGTGAGGTTAGCAGGCTGTTTGCAGCGGCCCTTGTGCGTGTGGGCAAATCGGTTGAACTCACCTGCAAGCTGAAAAAGTCCAGAATGCTATCCGTCAATTTGCCCCCCATAATTTCCACCATCCAAAACGCTACTTCATCCCGCAAATAGCGGTAATAGCGGCCCCATACGGGTGAAGTGTTAATTGCACGAATACTACCCATGCCCGGAACCAATCTACCCTCAACCACGATCTTTTTTAACACGTCCTCCCACAAAGCATTAAAAAGCCAGTCCTGCGAACGTCGCAAGCGGCTCTCAAAGTCGGACAAAATGCGCTCCATCAGGGAGACGCGGCTTTCGCCCGCTTTTTCTATGTCTTTAAGCGTTGGCATCTACTTCTATTCTGTCAAATGCGCCCCTGGTTGGCTCTGCCGTCTCAGCGGATTGCAAACGGCCTTTGAATTGCTCCACTTTTGCCGCAACGATTACCTTTTGGCTGTCAGTGCCGCCCATGAATGGCCGCGCCGGGAAGTCGGGCGTTTCGTACTTAATTTCTGCAAAGATTTCATCAAAGAACGTCCACAAAACCCGGCTGTAATCGCTTTCAGGTAGTTCGCTCAAAACCATTGCCCGCTCTGTTTCTGACTTGGTTCTAAACGGTCTGTGATTGTTTTGCGCCTCTTCCCATGCCAACATTTGCGGGTCGTTCTTGCTTTGCTTCTTCAGTAACCGGCTATTGATATAATCCAGAACCGCCGCGCTTGCGCCCGCTTCTTTCGCGTGTTTCAAAGCCAAAAGCAATTCGTCGGCGGTTTCCATTTCGTGATCTGCCGGGAAGGTGTAATCAACCGTCAAGCCGTCGGATACTTCAGCATATTCCGCCACCAAATAGGCGCAATGCTCATACATCTCTTCCCAATGCTGCCCGGCGCGTGTCAGGATGGTGTAAACACTGTCATACTTTTTGGTTATCTCTTTGGCGGTCTTTGCGACCTCCGCATTTTCGCCAAGCAAAACGCCCCACATTGCCCGCTCGATTTTGTCTGGCTTTTCGTCCACTTCTGCTTTCAGGTGGTTGACAATATCGAAAGGGAGCGTTGGATAATAAATCAGGTTATTCAGCGGCATCAACCGCTCCCCATCTTCGGGGTACTTGATCGTCACCACATCCTGAACCGTCGCCACAATGTCACGCCCTGACCCTTTGCATTTGGGGCACGTTTCGTTTGTAGCCGACATTGTGCCGTGACTGCACTTGCCCTGTCCAGGGGCGGAAAACTTACATTCCTCAACGTACTGATATTTCTGCAAATAGACGTGTAACGCAATTTGCAGCGCGTACTCACTTGCCCGGTTAATCAGGTTTTTGAACTCCGACTTTGCCGGGTGCATAACCGACAAAAAGGAATCCCGGTCAACCGGGTCACGTTCGTAACCGTATTGGATAAACGGCGGGCGGGATTGCAGTGTCGGGTAGGTGGTAAGCAGCCAGGGCATAGGCTTTTTATCCTTGTTCGGGATTTCAACCAACTCCTGCCCGGCTGTCAGTTCCCCGACCGGGTTTGCCTCGGTTATTTCGGTCAGCGTTTGAACGTAGCCCGCGAAGTAGAGGGTGTATTCCGACCAATCTACTTCCTTGCTTGGCACTTCGCCAAAGGCCGAAATCATGCGCTCGGCTTCCACCTTGCCAGAATGTTTTACCTTCCTTAGCAGCCATTCATAAACCCCGTTAACGGCTTTTAAATCCCAAACCTGCTCGGTCGGGATTATTTCAGGACGCGGGTAGGGCTTTTCGATGAAATTACCCCGGCTGTCTTTTTCGCCGTCAAACAGAACAAGCAAAAAGGAATGGGGGTCGGTCGCTATTTGCGGGGTGAACGTTTCAAACAGGTAGTTTTCAAGCGACCGCCCGCCGCTGAAGTTGTTGAGCCGTTCGGTTAGTACCGCCTTGGCTTCGCCCTCTGTTTGATAGGTGATTTTACTTGCCCGCTTGTCAGTGGATTGCAAGCGGTTGAAGTGCGAAAGGGTGCGGTTGGCCGCTTCCGGTGTGGGCGGCTCGGTCAAGCGGATGCGCTGCTCCTTTTGTTCGTCGCTTTCCCTTAGTTTGTAGGAAACGATCAAATCATCCAAGCCCTTGCCCGACACAATGCCGCGCCAAAACTTAGCATCGTCCGCCCATTGCTGATATTTCGTGTGCGGCGTGTCTTGCCTTGCCGCGTTTAATAGTATCTCCCTCCCTTGTCCTATGTTTATCATTCCAAAGCCTTCTTTTTTGATTCTATTCAGCCCCCTTAAGCATTGCCTTTGTTAGTTGGATGCGCTGCCCCTTTTGCTCATCCGACTCCTTATTTTTATAGGATACAATCAAGGCCTCATCTCCCTTGCCGTTGCCGTGGGCCGTATTCAGATGCGCTGCGCGGTCCTTTAAAAGATCACGAAGCGCTTGTTTTTTCTTTTTTTTAATATTGGTCGGTTGTTTCATATTTTAGCCTGTTTTATGCTGTAAAATTAAACCATTTTCGCCAAATACCCCAGGCATTTATCATGGCAAACCTGATATTGAAATGCGTCAAGGTGGTGCCCCCGTTCCTCCACGCCGTCCTTGTTTTTCTTTTTCAGTAGTTTGCCCTCAGCATCTTCGAGACAGTTCTCCAGGTCTTTGATGAACTCTTTGCACTTTGGGTTGACCGTGATTTTAACCGCCTTACTGCCGTGAAATAACTTGTTCGTGAATTGCCGCCGTCCCATTGTCCCCTTGCCGATGTGCGTTTTGTACGCCGGGTTACTACTTGGCACCCTCATTTCGTATGGAATACCAAAAGCGTCAACGCTCATTTTCAAGTCCTCAAAAAACGAATGTTTGCCTTTAACGGGTAGGCTGTTATTGCCGCTGGCATCGCCATAAATGTACAATCCCATTTCGCACCTGCTGCCGTAATCCTGTCCAAACTCTTCGCCCAAATGCCCCGCCGTGTTACGGGGTGAAGCCAAGGCGTATTCGTCAATGTACCGCAAATCAATCCATTCGCCCGACTTGTATCCGTTCCACTCCCCGACCCCCTGAATCATTTGCGACACTAGCCCCGTCATATACGGCTTTGAGTTGAAGTCAACCGACAAGTGCAGCGGATGGCCTGGCAAGTAGTCCACGTTTGCGACGTGCTTCACCGCGTCAAACTCCGTCACATATTCGCCCCCTGTCTTGCTGAATGGGTCGCCGTAAATATGGCTACCAATCAGCCCCGAACCTGCCAAAAACTCCGTTCGGTTTTTGATGAAATCGGCGGGCAAATTAGATTCGTTGTGATACGCCGAATAAATCACTACCTGCCGCAGCCCGTCAAACCCGTAGTAAAAACTCTTTGGCGCGTAAATCTTCGCCTTGATCTCTTCCCGGTGCTCCCCGATCTTAAACATTTCATTTAGCCAATCCGTCTTTGCTGGCTTGGTGAAAATGTAAAGCGGGTTCATCGCCTTCCCCGCGCCCGGCGTACCCTCTGCACAGAACGGGAAAAAAGACCCCGGCAGAACGTGTAAACCCTTTTGCCTTAATCGCCCCGTTACAACCGATGTAACCGCCTCTTCCGTCGTGTCTGCTGTTTCGTCTAGCATCCCCCAACCAACCTCAATCCCCTCAATGGCTGTGTAATTGTCCAGCGAGGCCGTAAAAATTACCGCACCGTTTGCCAGGTAGATGTTGTTGTTGTTGCTCTTAAAGTTGTAGCCATGTCTCACAAAGTGCGCGGGCGGTTCTTTGTCCACCACATAAAACCCTCGCGGGTTGTTCTTTGGGTGGTACTCTTCCCATCCGTATATCTCCTTCCAGGTCTTAAACACCGCTAACAATGTCGCCCGGCTCAACTGGTCGTAAGTGTTCGCCGCGATTAGTCCAATGACCTTTGGGGTGACTTGGATAAAAAAAGACGAAAGCACCCCGATACCGTGCGACTTTCCCGACCCCTGCGCCCCCAACGTAAGGTTATACGGCGCTGCCTCTTTATATAAAGCAGCCTGCGGCTCAATGAGGCGTATTTTCGTTGGCGCATGGGTCATTCAGTGGTTTTTAAGATTTCGACTTGGATAGGGCCGGGCGTGAACATCGGCGCAATGGATTGGCCTTTGCTGGTTACATCCACGTTATCCTGCACCTTGCCCATCGTCCTTTCCAAATAAATTTGCAGCGTTCGCGTGTCCCCTTTTTTCATGTTTGCCGCATACGCCCGCGCCGCGCTGGACATATTAGGCACCGATGCACGCACCTTGACCATTTGCCCGGTGCGCTTCCCTGCTTCATCTAATAGTTCCCCTTCAATGGTGGCGTACCCGTCGCCCTCCATCAGTTTCGTGATTTCTTCGATGATGTCTTTTTTCTTAGGTGCGCCCGCGCCGGGCAGCGCCGGGTCGCCCTTTTCCCTCACCTGAAATGTGCCGCCGTTCCGTGTCTTTGCCTCTCTCATTTACTTAATTTTTACTTAATTACCTTACCAATTTTGCAAAGCCACTGCTCCCAAATTTGATTTGCTATTTGCGCTGTCATTACGGGCGGCACACTCATTCCGATTAGGTACTTTGGTTTGACGGTTTTAAAGTCATAATCTAGTGGGTATGTGCCTACCATGCAAACCTCTTTTTTATTTAGAAGCCTGCAATATATCGGGTGCCATACCCCATCTCCAACGCTTGCGGTTATAGTTGGCGGTACGTCGGAATAACCCAACTTATAGTCAGCAAAATAATGCCCTTTCGGGTGGTACCTTGAAAACCGTTCCCCCGAATTACACTTGCCCCATAATTCAACCCTGCCCGCTTTCATTTTCTCTGTTGAGATGTCGCAAGTATCATCTATTTGGGAAAAATAAATTCCCGGTTCTCCAAATTCCAGATTCAACTTCGGCCAATCAAAACCCTTTTGCCTACCAATAAAAAACACCCGCTCCCGCGTTTGCGGCACTCCCATACTGGCAGCGTTCAGGCAAAACACCTGCACCTCGTACCCTATGGCATTCAACCGTCGTACAATCTCTTTGCTGTACCATTTGGCGTTGCCCTGAATAATCCCTTTTACGTTTTCCAGTAGGCAGACTTTCGGGCGAAGTTTTGCAATGGTTTCAATGTAGACAAAAACCAGATCGTCCAATGTCTGCACTGCCTGCCCCTCTCTAAACTGCTTTTCCTTGCCCCATGCCTTTTCGCGGCTCCCTGCCATACTAAACGTGCTGCAAGGCGGTGAACCATCTAGCAAATCCAGATCAAACAGTTCAGCGGGTAGGTCGGTGCGCTCATTAAACAGCCGTATATCTTCGTTGTATAGGTACTTTGGTTTGTGGTTGGCTTGATATACTTCCGCCACCTGTGGATCAATCTCAACGCCTCCCAAATGCGTAAATCCTGCCAATTTATAGCCCATTGTACTACCCCCGCCACAAATGAACGTACCGAACACTTTGCAGCCGTTGGGCTTAATGCCTTTGGCCGGATACCCGTCTGCCAGATTCCAGCGGTAGGGAAATTTATGCTCACTCATTGCCCAAAAGTTTCCACACCGCCTGCTCTGGCGTTGCCGCAATTTTTGAAAGTTGTTCCTTTATTTGCCAGTATTCGTCGGCTGTGTATTTCAAGGATAGCGTCATACTGCTTTCTAGCGCGTCAACGTCAACCTCCTGATTTTTGGCTGAATAATCTACCCCTTCAGCATCGCCAAACGTTTCTTCGTCCGCCTTCCACTCAACCCCCATATCCTCCAACTCTTCCGGCTCATAATCCCATTGCGCCAACTTATCCGCGTCCCAGCCTTCCCGGTGGGTATTGTCCAAAATAGCCCTACGGCGCATCAGTTCAGCGTCTACGCCCGTTTCAACGTTGCACGGCACCTCCGCCCAACCCAAAACGTCGTGCGCGGCGTGTGCGCGTAGGTCGCCCGCATAGACGCGGTACTGACCATCCACCAAATTGACAAGGGTAGGGCGGTTTTCATAAAACGCGGGGTCGCGCTGAATGTCGGCTGCCATTTTAGTAAGCCCTTCCTCCGTGCGGGTGCGCGGGTTGTTTTCGAGAAAAACCAGACTCGAAAAGGGGACGTATTGAAATTTAACTGCGCTCTGCTTCTTTGCCATTGTTAACCATTTTGCGCCT